GGCGCCGCCCGGGCTCACGCACGTGCGGCGCCGGTTTCGTCGGTTGCGCGCTCTTACGAGTTGGCGCTGACGAGTACCTTCACTGCGTTCGTGTCCAGCAGGTTGCTGTCCACGCGGTACAGTGTGCGAACTGCGATCTGGTCGGTTTCAAAGTAGCGGTCCATAGAACGCGCCACTTCAACGGTGCCGACTTCGCGAACGATGAACGACGGCCCGTGCAGGATCGCGACGCTCTTGGACGCTGAACCTACTGCAGCCATTGAAACGTTCTCAAGCAGCGAATAGCCTGCGAAACGGTCAGCCTGCCCTTCAACCAGCGAAGGCTGGAAGAGGAACTGGCCGTCAGTGGCCTGCAACTTGCGGATCTTCGCCATCGCCGTGGTGCTCGCCATGATGCGAGTATCCACGTTGCGGTAGGCTGGCTCCAGCGAATAGATGAGATCCAGCACGTCAAGAGCGCCGAAGAACGTCTGGACTGCGCCAGTGCCGCCCTTGCTTGCGGTGCTCAACGCGCCGGCAGTTGTTGCTGCGGTGACGAAGCCCGTCGGCTGCGTGGAACCGGTGCCGAGCGTGAACGCCGACCCCGCTACCAGTGCAATCTGCCTACCGGCATGCTCGCCAACTACCTGCTCAATAGGGAAGGCGGCATCGCTGGCCAACTCCGACGAGAGGAGGGTGATGCTCGCCAACTTATAGGCGCCGAGCGTCACGCTGCCGATCGTAGGATCTGCGGCCGTGATGGTGCTCCCTTCACCGATCCACGCAACGGACTGATTCGCAGTCACTCGCGGGATAACGATGTCGCCGCCGGTGGTCGTTCGCAACTTGCGAGCGATGTCGTACACCGGTGCGATGCTGGTCAGGTACTGAACGATGAAGTCGGCGAACGTCGTCGCGACGGTGTTGCTTGACTTGGTGAGTGCGCGCAGAGCGTACTCTGCTGAACGCTTCTCACCGAGGGCTACCGCGCGGAGGCCGCTGGCTGCTTCTTGGTCAATCTTAGCGATCTCGTTGGCCTGCACCACGAACTTCTCGCGCACAGCGTCAACCTTCGCGGCTCGCTCCTCGGCGCCGGCTACTGCCTGCACCTTGGCGTCCTTGTCGGACATGGCGGCCATGTACTTATCAAACTGCGCCGACTCGTCGCCGGTGAGTTCGCGCTTCTCGTCCTGCGCGCGGGTGATCAGGTTCTTAGCCTGCTCCCAGTCGTTCGCGCGCGACTCAATGAGGCCCTTTACGATCTCAGACATTAGTCTGTCCTTTCTTCTACGGGTTTGGTTTGTGCAGTGGTGACGACCGCAGTGACGCCTTACGGCTCTCGTGCGCGCCCCTAGTGCCTAACGCTTCAGACGCTCCAGTGCAAGCATCAACTCGCGCACCGACACCGGCACGCCATCAAAGGCGGCAGGCTCTGGCTCGCTGGTCACAACAGGCTCTGGCTCGTTCGTTGCTTCGTCTGTTACGGCGCCGAGGATCGCCCGCAAGAATGCGGCGCGCTCTGCGCTCACTTCGCCGGCGAGCAACGCATCAACTGCGTCGCGCACTTCAGCGGCCTCGTGGTTGGTGCGCTGTGCTAGGGCGCGCACCGCGCCCATGCCAACGGTTGCGGGATAGGCGGGGTCGTGGCCAGTGAGTAGGCTCACCTCGTGCAGTCGCACGTTTACGAGTTCGCGCGTTGCGCCGTCCTCGCTAACACGCTCGCCCTTGGCCGGTACGGTAAAACCGAACGAGGCGCCCATCGCTGCACCGTCGCGGCGCAGGTTCGCAGCGAGGTCGCTCGCGTACGATACGGCGGGGTTCAGTTTGATCTCGGCGAGGAGGCCGCGCTCGTCTTCAACGAGCGAGAGCGTGCCGGTTTTGGTGCTGCCGAGGAAGAGGTCCGGCTTGTGATCTTGATAGGCCTTCACTTCCCACTCGTTGCGGCTCGCAGCGGAGAGCGACTTGGAGAACGCGCCGCGCTTGATGACCTCGGTAAAACCGAGAGCCGGCGAACTCGGCGAGTCAAAGAGAGCGATATGGCCGCGGTACGTGAATCCGTCGGCCGTGTCCGGTGTGAACTCCGCGACGGTCGCGCGGTACTCAGTCTTAGCCATGTGTTCGTTTTCTCCTTCGCTTTGGTTTAGTTCGTCGTTGTCGTTTGGTGCGTCCTGCATCGTCAAACCCCGACGATCCTGCGCGCCTCGTCCAGCGCGACGCCGGACGACACGAGCGAAGCGAGCACGTCGGCCTTCGCCTTCGTTTCTGCGAGTGCAAAGTTCGGCGCCTCGTTGAGCGGCATGCGATACGAATCGCCGCCGTCCACCGGTCGCTGATCTTCAAGCGCGCGCACGTCATTGACGGAGAGCACGCCATTGCCTAGCAGTTGCGTGTAGTACGCAGCGCGGTCGGCGCTCGCTCCACGAAGGAGGCCCTCCAACGAGAAACGCACAAAGGCCTGCGGGTTCGTGATCAGCGGCGAGAGGGCTGACTCAATGATGCCGGCGAGCGGTCGCACTGTGTCGCGCACGAACGCGAGCGACTGCTGCTCTACGCTGCTGTAACTCATGGCATTGCCCTCGGTCACCGCGAGCATCATAGGCGGAATGCGCAACAGTCGGCACACCTGCAACACGGTGAACGTGCGCGACGATAGCAACTGCGTCTGCTCAGGGTCAATGCCCTTGTACTCCTTGAAGTCGGCGCCGCCGGTCAGCATCATCAACGACCAACGCTTTCCGCCGGTTTGCGCTCGCGCGAGTTGATCGCGCAGCGACGCAGCGACGTCGGCCTTCATCTCACTCGGCACAGTGACGACGCCGGACGGACTCGCGCCGTTTGAGAAGTAGTTAGCGGCGAACTCTTCAATCGCGAGGCCGGTGTTCAACGCGCCGGCGCTAGCACGCAGCAAGTCAATGCCGCGCTCTTCACCAGCGAGCCGAATGAGAGGCACGTGCTTGATCTCGTCCGGTCCGGCCTCCACGGTCGCGTTGTTCGCGTGGCGAATGACGTAAACCGGCGCGCCGTCTGCACCGCGGCGGATAGTGACGCGCTTAGGGTCCAGCACGTGCAACTCTTGCACTTCGCCGGAGTCGTCGCGCAGCGTCGCGATGAACGCGTTGCCGTCGCTGTATAGCGAGATGATCGCCTGCGAGATGACGCTCTGCATCGTCTGCGTCGGGTTGCGCGGGTCGGGTGACGTCAGCCAGTTCGGTTTAGGCCGGTACGCGCGGCGCACGCCGTCCTGACGAATGTACGCGTCCACTGGCAGCGTGCTAACGGTGTCGGCGAGCAGGCGAATGCCGGAGAGGTAGGCGTTGAGGTTGAGCGCTTGGTGCACGTCGGTGTGGTCGCCAACAGGCGGCACGCGGTCAAACGGCACAAAACCGCCGACGCGACCGATAGCGCGAATCTCGCCGGACTCCAATAGCCTGCGCAGCACGCTCATCGCTTACCTCCGAGCGTGTACCCGCTCACTACGACGACCAACCCGCACAGGATCAAAGCAAGGGGAGGCGCGAACATGGCGACGCCGGCAACGACGAGGCCGGCGCCGGCGAGTTCTAGGACGGTGCTGACTGTCTGCTTCATAGCGTCAAGAACTCCACGGTCACCTCATTCTGCTGCGTTTCAGCCGTTGCGTGGTAGCGCGCGCGATCGTAGGCCATCACCGCACACACGGCCGCATCAATGCGGCGCGGGCTAGAGCGGTGCTCCTTCACGATCCGCGGCCCAAAACGGTCCAACTTCACGCTAGCGTTGTCTAAGTGGCGAGCCAGAACCGGATCGCCCGAATGCGTCACGAGTTGCTGCGTTACTGCCTGCAGGAAGAGAGCGCACGCCGGCACCATACGGCTCGGCGTCTGCGGGTACACGAGCACCGGCAGGCGCTCGCTCTCCCAAACTTGCAGAGTGCGCGCCCACCGGTAAGGGTCGGCCGCGATCTCCACGACGTCGTACCTGCGCGCGAGTTCGCGCATCTTCTCCTCAACCTCTGAAATCGGCACCTCATAGTGCGGATCATCAAGGCGGCGCTCCCAATGCGCCACGATCTCAATATGCCCGTCAAGCGTGCACGCCACGATGCAGGTGCTGTCGTTGCTAAAGGCGCCGTCAAACGCGAGCACGACGCGCTCGCCGTCTTGCAGTTTGCGCTCGCCGGTGAGTGCATCCCACGAGCCGGCTGGCAGCCAACTCGTCGCACTGTTCACCCACTGGTTCATGCGCTTAGTACGAAACTCGGCCTCTGGTGTGCGCAGCAACGCGCTGGAGTAGTCTTCTGCGTCGGTAAGGTCGCCGATCGCGGGGTTCGCGATAGCCCACACCTTAGGATCGCGGTAGTCGGCGCCTTCAGGCGACTCCCACCACGAAAAACCGAAAGACGCGTCTGCGTTCTCGCCGGTCGCGACGGTGCGGCCGTACTGGTAGAGCGTGAACGCCACAGAGTCGTGGCCAGTTGAGTCGCTGCGTTGGCCGGCGGTCGTGATCGCTAGCAGTAGCGGCTCAGGGCGCGCGCCCATCGCGAGGCTCATGACGTCAAAGAGGTCGCGGTTCGGTGCGGCGTGCAGTTCGTCGTAGACGACCAGCGTAGGAGAAAGGCCCTCCTTGGTGTAGGCCTCGGAGGAGAGCGCCCGATAGAACGAGCCGGTGAGTTTGTCCTCAATCGTGTCGCGGTAGAGAGTGAGGCGCGCGCTCAGTTCTTGGTCCAACTCTACCATGCGCTTCGCTGCGCCGAACACGAGCCGGCTCTGGTCCTTGTCTGCTGCGCACGAATAGACCTCTTGGCCTTGGCCCTCCATCGTCAGGCCGTAGAGCGCGATCGCCGCGGCGAGCGCCGTCTTGCCTTGTTTGCGTGGTAGGCCCGCGAGATAGACGCGATGACGGCGCCGGCCGTCTTGCCGGCGAGCAAAAACGTGATCAACTAGCGAGGACTGCCACGGACGGAGTCGCAACGGTTCACCGGTGCGGCCCGCGACGCTGTCCTTCGTGATACGGCCCTTCGCCGCGATGAACTCGCGGACTAGGACGCCGTCGCCTCGCTCCATCTCCTCAACCGAGGCGGGCGAGAGGTGCGCCGGCGGCCAACCCGCTACGCCTGTCGGCTCCTTCGTAGGTGTGCGTCGCGCTTTGCTGCGAGTTCTTCCAGCGCGCTTCTTGCCTTGACCTCGGCCACTCCCAGCCGGCTCCTGTCGGCCGGTGTCAGGCCCAGCGACTGCATCCATTTACGCACCTCCTCCGTGACCGCCTGCAACTGGCCCGCGGCGGGGTGTGCGTAGGCGTAGCCCTTGTCGGTGTAGAGCGTCCAACCCTCGGACTGGAGCCGTGCCATGAGGTCGGCGCGCTTATCCATCGCCTCGGCTAGTAGTTGAACGGCGGCAAGGTCGGAATCGGCGAGCCAACTGCGACAGTGACCGACGACCCTGCGCCATGACTCGGCACCGGCCGGCCCTAGGTGCGCCGGCGGCTCGTCAAGCGAGGCGGGCGCGGCGGGGGGTAGCGCGGCGATGCTGGTGATAGGCGTCGGCACTCGGTCCGGTCGGAGCGTGCCACGCTTGCGCTTCACCTCGTTCGGTAGACGTTCAGCCATAAGACTCCCCTACCCCCCGATTGACGGTATGCGTTCCTGACTCGGTGCGGGGTAAGGAACGGACGCGCGTAGGACTTTTACCCTATCCCCATATGCTCTTATGCCCGTGCATGCGCCGGAGTGCCTGCCCCCCTGCTGCTGTTGCACCGCCGGCAGAGAACAACAACGCCGGACTCGTCCGGTAGCGCCGGCCCTCCCTTAGAGAGCGGCACGACGTGGTCCAGTGTGAGGTCGTTAGCGGTGCCGCACTTAGAGCACCAAGGTTGAGCCGTTCGCATCTTCTTGGAGAGAGCGCGCCATTCCTTCGTTTGATACTCAGGGCGCGGCGTCTTGTGTCCGAAGAGAAGGTGACGCGCGCAGCGCGATCCGTTGGACGGTGTGCCACACACGAGGCAGGGTTTTCTCACTTCTTCCCCTTCTGTGCCGGCGCGGTGTGCAACTCAAACGGCGGCAGGTGCGGAGCCAACAGCAGAGAGATCGCATCAACTGCGCGCTCGTGTTCGTTCTCCCACAACGGACGCCACACGGCCCAGCCGGTAGAGCCGAGCGTGTCTTCTAGCGTGTCGCTCATCTGGTCAATACGACAGAGCAGCAGGTGCACGAGTTCGTGCGTGAGTGTGCTGCGTTGTTCGTCCGCTGGCAGCGTCCAAAAGGACGCGCCGAGCCGGACGGTTGCGGTGTTCGCTTGTGAGTGTGGTGACGTGTCTGCGTGTGCGTCGTCTGGTGCAGCGTCTTCTACGACGCGCACCAACCAGTGCGAGAGTGAGAGCGCTGGCAGAACTGAAGCGACCCATTCACTAACTTGGTCGGTGCGGTCGTCGTGTCTGCTCATTGCTCGGCTCCTCACTAGAATAGAGGCCAGTGCGACAACACGAGGAGAGTGCGCGCACTGGCCGGTTGTGCACCGGACAGGCGGCAGCCTGCTCGGTGCGCAGGTATGCAGCGGCTCAACTGTTGCCAACTCACACGAGGCCGATCAGGTTGGCGTGTCTTGTAGGCCGAGGGCCAGCGCTGCGCTGCCTTCTCGTTTAGTGTACCACACCGGTGCGCCGTTGAGTGCGCCGGTTCGTGGATCGTGTGGCCTTTTTTCTTACAGCACAAGACTGTCCTCGTCCTTGTCTTTGTCCGTGTCCTTGTCCTGTCCTCGTTTCAGGAGCGTGACGGGAACCGTTCCGAAACGTTCCGCAGGCGTTCCATACGCGGGGCGAGGGGGGTGCCGCGGGTACCCCATTGACAGGCTCGGCACGGGTGTGGTTTACTAATATCAGACGGGGCGCACTAGCGACCCGCGAAACGGCCGGCAGGCCGAGAGGAGAGCAGAATGAAGAACGGACCAGCACCACGCACCAACGTCGCACCGGTGAGCGACGTGACCGACCGCGACGGTTGGACGATCAAGGCCGGCACCGTCGGCAAGTTGTCTTACACCGGCGGCTCGCGCGGCTGGTGCTTCATCTACGCATTCGCCGGACGCGATTACGCGCACGACGTACTGAAGGCCGACCTCTTCCGCTTCGTGTCGGTGTCCGAGTTCGCCAACGCGCTGACCGGCACCGACCTCACGACCGACGAGGCCGGCAAGGTCGTCGCCGGTTTGGACTCGGCGCGTGCGATCCTTCGCGCCGCCGGTGTGGAGGTGTCCAAGTGAGCGCCTACACAAAGCCCTACACCAACCGCGCCGGTGTGACGATCACCTCGGCCGCGCACCTCAGCATGGACGAAGGACTCAACTGGTACGCGATCTGCGAGAAGCACAACACGCTGGTCGGCGACACGAATCGCCGCCGGCTCTCGCCTATCGCGTCCACAGAGTTCTGCGACTGCTGCCGGCTCACCTGCGTAGAGGGCGGGTTTCAGGACACGTGCAGCGATTGCGGCCGCGGCCGCGGAGAGGAGGCAACCAAGTGAAGGCCGAGATTGAGGTCCTCGTTGAACTGGCACAGACGGCCGGCGCGATGCAGACGCACGAGGAGGCGTGCGAGTACATTACGGACCGAGCGACGAAGTTGGTCACAGCCTTCGCCGGCTACCTTGACGGCGAAGCGTTTGATGGATTAGGCGCCGACGGCGAGAGCGAATACGAGGTCGCCGGTTATTCAACCGCGGCGCCGTTTGCTCTGCACGGCAGCGGCCGCACGCTAGTCTTTCGGATCACTGCCGACGCCCTGCGGGTTTCCGGTAAGTTCGCCGCACGCGAGGAGGTTGAAGAGGCGCTCGCTGACGCAGCGCGCGACACCTTCTCCGAGTTGGTCGGCGAGAAACTGCTGACGAGCGAACAGGTGCCGGTCGGTTGGCACGTTGAGAGCGTGGAGGTTGAATGATGGCAGGAGCAGAGAGGAGTGCGACCATGAAAAACCAAAGAAGCGAGAACCCCGCCGTGATTGAGGAGTGGAGCGTGCTGATCCGGTCGGGGGCCGGCTCGTCCGAGGTGTACCTACGGACGACGTCAATCGGCACGGCTATCCACACGACGCGAGCCGTGGCCCACGGGGTCGCGGCCGGTATGGAGGCGGCCAGTCCAAACGGTTGGCGCGTCGTCTTATCCGAGTCGTTGAGTTCAACGCACGACGCCGCTGGCCTGCTTCGTATGCAGGTGCGGGCGACCTCGCCGGTAGGCACCGAGCGCGACGTTGTTATTGAGGTCGCACCTTGGACGATGCGAAGCGCCGGCGTATGACTCTCCCCCAGCAACTCGGCGCGTTCAACGAACAGGCCGAGGGGTACGCCGTGCGACGGATCACGACACAAGACGCGCGGCCGTTCATCTTGGAGTTGCACTACGCCCACAGAATGCCCACGGTGAGCCACGCCTTTGGCCTGTTTTTGAGCGGCGGACTGGTCGGCGTGGTGACCTACGGCCGTCCGTCTACGCCGGCGCTGATTCGCGGTATCTGCGGCGACGAATGGAGCGCTAGAGTGCTAGAACTTAGCCGGTTGGTGTTGGCAGACAATCGCCGCTACGAAGCGGGCCGGTTGGTCAGTGCGTCGTTGCTGCTGTTGCCGCGCCCGTCTGTGGTGGTGTCCTTCGCAGACACGGCGCAAGGTCACGAGGGGATCGTCTACCAAGCGACGAATGCACTCTACACCGGCCTGTCCGCGAAACGCACGGACACGGTTGTGAAGGGGTTGGAGCACGTGCACCCGCGGAGTTGGACCAGAGGAGTCGGGCATAGCGACGTCGCGGGCAGGTTCGGCACCGAGAACGTCACGCGAGTGGAGCGCTCACGTAAACACCGGTACGTGTACCTAGTCGGTAGCAAGACGGACAAGAAGCGGATGCGCGCGGCCTTGAAGTACAAGGTGCTACCGTATCCGACAAAAGCGGGAGGAGATCGGAATGATTGAGAGATACCAGAGGCCACAGATGGCCGGCGTGTGGTCGGACGAGGGCCGCTTCAAACACATGCTCATGGTGGAACAGGCCGCGACGGACGTGCTGGCCGACGATGGCCTCGTGCCGCTCAAGGACGCCGAGGCGATCCAGCGGGCGCGGGTGGACGTGCCGGCGATCAAGGAGGCCGAGAGGCGCCTGAAGCACGAAACGGCGGCCTTCGTTGAGGCGACCGGCAAGACGGCCGGCCCAGCGGGGGAGCGCTGGTTTCACTACGGACTGACCAGCAGCGACGTGGCAGACACGGCTCTCGCGCTTCAACTGCGCGACGCCGGCGACCTCGTCCGTGACGAGTTCCTTGACCTGCTGGCCGAGTTGCGCATTCTGGCACACCGGCACGCGGCGACACCGGTAGCGGCTAGGACGCACGGGCGGCGCGCCCAACTGTCCACGTTCGGGTTCAAACTGGCCGGCTGGCACTGCGAACTGCGCCGCTCCTACGACCGGCTAGACGAGGCGCTCGCCGGCCTGTTGATCGGCAAACTAAGCGGACCGGTCGGCACCTATCCGGTGCTGACACCAGAGCAGGAGCGGCGCGCGTTGCTCTCGCTAGGGCTAAGGCCGGAGCCGTTCGCTACGCAGATCGTGGCGCGCGACCGGTTGGCCTCTCTGTTGGCGACGATGGCCGTGGCCGCCGGCACCTTTGAGCGCATCGCGACGAGCGTGCGGCTCTTGGCGCAGGACGAACTCGGCGAGGTGTCGGAGTTCAAGGCACCGGCGCAGCAGGGTAGCAGTGCGATGCCGCACAAGAGCAACCCCGTGCGCAGCGAGCGCATCACCGGCCTCAGCCGGCTCCTGCGTGCGTATGCCGTGGCGATGATGGAGAGTCAAGCGCTTTGGCACGAGCGCGACCTCTCGCACAGCAGCACCGAGCGGGTGGTCGTGCCGGACGCGTTCGCCGTTTTTGACTTCGTCCTTAGCGAACTCCGCGGCGTCATCAACGAGTTGGAGGTGAACGAGGAGGCGGCACGCGCTAACTCGCTACACGACGAGCGCCTGCTCAGTGGCCGCATCTTGGACACGCTCGTGGCTCACGGCATCAACCGACAGGACGCCTATAGAGCGACGGAACGAGGGCTGACGTACTCGCGTGACGTCGGCATGCCGTTGGTCGGTGCGGTGTTGTCACAGTTGAGCGAGCCGGTTACCGACGGGCCGCTGGTCGCAGCGTTGCAACTCGCAGCAGACAACGAAGGCACCATCAAGCGAATCGCCGGCCTTGTCGGTCGGCTCTAGAGAGGTGGCACAGATGAAGACGACGAACGACACACTCGCCGGTGTGATGACACTGGCACAGGCGGCCGCATCGCTAGGGTTGGCGACCGTCACCCTGCGCGTGCAGATCCAGCGGGCCAAACTCAAGGCCACGAAGGTCGGGAGCCTGTGGCTCGTGACCGCGACCGAGGTGGAGCGGTACCGGCGCGAGAACCTCGGCAGGGGTACGCCGGCGGCCCTCTAACGGCGGGCCTTCCTTGGCATCTCCGAGCCACGGAGAGGGGCCTCGTACGCGTGGACGGGCGCGAATAGCACCCCCGTCGTAGAGTACTCTCCGAGGGCCGCGCTCGCCTCCGGCCCCTACCGGCTCCCCTACCCCATTGACAGGCTCGCTAGGGGTGTGTTTTACTAAACCCAGACGGGAGGCACCAGCCGCCCGCAGATGCCGGCACCGCCGGCGAGGAGGAACAGATGACCGGAACCGAGCAGAAGATGCACAAGGCGCTCAACGTGGCAGGCCGGTTGGCCGCCAAGATCGCAGAGCGCGCCACGTTCTCGTTCAACGACCAGCGCGCGCTGCGTGTGTTGAGCAACCGCAGCGACGTCGTCATTCTCTGGTTGGCCGAGCACTGCACCTGCGCCGGCTGCGCAGAGGTCCGCGCCGATGCCGGCATGGAGTTGGCACGATGAACGGCATCAATAGCGCAAAGAACGGCTGCTCGTACATCGTCATGAGCGACCGCACCGGCACCTTCTACCGCACCAGCAACGTCGCCGGCAGCACGGCTAAGTTCTTCTGCAAGAACGCGGCGACCGGCATCGTTGAGCAGTACACGGTTGAAGTGACGCCGAGCACGTGGACGGCAGAGGGCAAGTTCGTGCGCGCGGTCACGGCCGAGGTGGACGTCGCCATGTGCGAGAAGCACATCGCGATCGTCGCCAAGAAGCGCGAGCGTGCCGCTAAGTGGCGCGCACAGCAGGCAAAGAAGGAGGCCGGCAAGTGAGCGACCTAACGACAGCACTCAACACGACGGCCGAATGGATCGGCACCGGTCACTTTAGAGGCGTCGCCGGCGAAGCGATCGCCATGGCGCGAATCAACGGCAGCAGCGCGCTGCCGGTGGTCGTGTTCTACGTGACGGCCGACGGCGGCGAAGGCACCAAGAGCGTCGCGAACTACGACGCCGGCCTTGAGTTGGCGGCCGCTATCGCAGAACGCGGCATCGTCGCACTCAACGGCTAAAGAACCGAGGCGCTACCGCGGCCGGTGTTGCGGTGGCGCCTCACTGTATACGGCGCGAAACCGGCGAAGGGCCACGACCGCGTGACGCATCGCACCGGCCTCGTCTATCAACGCCGGCCAGCCCTCAACTAGCGCGCCGGTATCAACGCGGCCGGCCCTCACGACGCTCTGCACGACGGCGTCCAACCGAGGCAGGCCCGCCGGCACCGGCAGGCGCTTCAACTTACCGAGTGCGGCCTTGTAGGGGAACCGATACGCGACTTCGCTCGTAGTGCGCAGACCCTTGTGCGCGATGATCCGGCCGTCGGCTCCGTGAACCCCGCACCACACACAGCCCCCTAGTTCGGCACTGTACTGGTGAGAGCACGGCGCTGTGCTCGTCTGCTTCATCGTCACGCCGTCGTCGCCAAAGATCCACGCCGTTGCCTCGCTGGTGAATCCGTACCGGCCGGCCTTGATTGAGCGCACGCCGCCGTGCAGTTTTTCCGGCCCGCCGTCAAAGCGACTACGTGCGAACCGGACGAGCGCCTCCAACTCGCTCACGGTAGCCGGTCCTCGTTGAACCTGTAAGGCAGCGGACTCACCGGCCGCAGCGGGCAGGTGTTATCCCAGCAGGACGCCTTAGCCTCGTCCTCGCCGCCGTCACACGCTAGGCACATGCGACGCACCGCCGTCCGGTAGGCGGCCGCGTCCTGCGTCGCCGTCTTGCCGGCGCGCTCCTTCAACAGGAACACCATCAGCGCGTCGGCGTCCTCGGCGCGCACGTTGATGCGCCCATAGTACCGGTCACGAATCCACGCCGGTGTGAGGCCGTACGCCTCGGCGTCGTTGAAGAACGCATTGAGCGAACCGCCGGCGCGCTTGGCCAGCGTCCTACTCGCAACCTTGAACCGCTCCAACTCGTCAGCACTCATCACAGGCCCCCATCTTCACGAACACCGGCGTGCCTTCGCCCAGATAGGCGAGGCGCACGTTGAAGTCAAAGAACTCAATCGCCTCAGTGACGTGGTCGCACTCACCGCGGCCCTCGCACCCACAAGACTCTTCAAAGTCGGCGCGCAGCACTTCAATGGCCTTGTCCTCGTCGTACACCACGACCGGATTCGGGTGCTGCCAACCTACCGCGACGATGGCCGCGTCCAGTTGGTCGTAGACCAGCGCACCGTGCGCGCTAGCCTTTTCATGTTCACACCGGCCGACCTCTCGGTTCGTCGCCTTGATCGTCATCGTAGCCCCCTCCTGTACTGCTCTGCTGTGAACGGTTCGGAGAACACGACGCGCTGAATTCCGCGCCCTAGCCCGCAACCGCATAGGTAGATGAACAACGCCGGCGACAGGTCCGCAACCTTCTCATCACCGCGCCGTTTCGTGCCGTTGCAACTGCACCAGTCCGTGACCCAAACGAGCGCGCTGCGTCCGGTCACCGGCGAGGTCACTACCAACTGGTAGCGCTGCCGGTACTTGTGGCCCCACTGCTCGCGCAGAGCAGGGCCGGCGGCCACGTAGAAGGTCAAAGAGTACGGCGCCCGCGTGTACCACGCCGAGTTGCGTGTGGCGTCAAACCACGTCGCGATTCCGGCGACCGGCGCCTTCGCTGGTGTCAGCAGCGCGAGCACGAGCAGCAGCGCGGTCATTCCTTGGCCACCTTACCGAACCACTCCACGAAGTCATCAAAATCCAGCACCACGATGCGCCGGCGCGCGCTGCCTAGCGGCGGCGTGTCGCCAACGATCAACGCACGCAACTGGCCGGCCTTCGCCGGCACGCTGCGGAGCCAACCGTCGTATCGCTCGGAGTACGCGCCTCCTACCTTACACTGCGCCGCGATCCAATCACCGGCGACGTCGGCCTTTCCCCCGAACTGGCCCACGCGAGCGATGCCCAACTCACGAGCCACGTCGCGCTCAAACTGGTTGCCGCGCCTGCGCGACGAGCGGCCGCGCCTCTTTTTGTCTGTTAGCCGTTCGTCCACGATCTCGTCCAGCGACGCGTTGCGCTCGTCAATCGCGCGCTCTTTGAATGCGCCCATCAGCGGCTACCCTCGCACTGTTTGTGAACCCATAGCATGAGATCCGTGCGAGTAGACGGCACCGAGTACGTCATCATGCGGATACGCTGCGCGTCCTTCTCGGTCGTTACCGGTTGGTTGCACCGGCCGCACATGCGCGGCGTCCAGTTGCTAACGGCGGCGACCTTCGTGGCCGCCGGTTGCTTTTTCGCTGCTGCGTTCATCGTTCTACTCCCTTCGCTACTCGCTTGACGATTGAACCGATGGACTCGGTACCGGTTTGCGTCCGGTAGAGGCGTGTGTCGCGCGGCAACTCCGGCGCCGGTGCGCTCTGCTGCTCAATCCGCTGCCTGAACCGGCGCACTCGCTCGGTTGATGGATCAACTTGGAACGCGTGCCAATCGTGCACCACGACGATGCCGTGAGGTTGCGCGCCGGCGCCGTCCTCGCACGCGCCGCACAACTCAGGCGCCTCGTGCAGCAGGCCGGCGTCTAGTAACGCCTTGAACGCGGCAGGTTTGCCGCCGGTCACGGCCTGCCAATGCGCGCGCGACCCGAACCGGCCGCTCGGTTTTTGCAGTTTGGCCTCGCATAGCGTGACGATCCACAACCAGCGCAGTGCGTCGTTGCCGAGGCTCGCCACCTTCGCGCTGCGAGGCGCGAGCGAATCAAGGCGCAACCAGCCGGCGCTCATTGGAGGGCCAACTTGCGGCGCACCGCGTCGCGCACGGCCGCGGCCACTGCTTCGCCCTGTGTCAGTCCGTCCACGGCGTTGATCACCTCAACACCGCGCGACTGCCACCAACGAGCGAACACGCCGAGCGTGCCGGACTCGGACCAGTGCACCAACACCACCGCGCCGGCGTCCTGTTTGGCCTTTTCCCAGATCTCAATAGGCGTGCCGATTGACAGCACCGACGTGTCCAAGAAGGCCACGACAACGGCGGCGTCATTGACGGCGCCCCAGTTGCGATGCATCACCGAGTCAAGGCTCTCCTCGCCTGCGTTCTCACACCGAGGGCAGAACAACTCAATGCCGTCCGGCCAGAACTCGGCGACGTGCGCCGGCCCTGCCTCGTTGTGATCGCCGCGCTCTGCGTAGTCAATCGCGCCGGCGACGTACACCAGCGGCGGCGTCACAGGCCGCTGCTCCCGAAACCCTTGGCGCCGCGCTCACTGTCGTCCAGCGCCTCAACCTTGACGAGCGCCGGCTGCACGATAGGCTGCACGATGATCTGCGCGATCCTTGAACCTTCCCACACGATGACCTCTTCGCTCGTCTTGTTCTCAACGAACACGAACAGAGGCCCGCGATAGCCTTGGTCAATGATGCCCTCAAAGACGAAGAGGCCGCGCTTCCTCAACGTGCTGCTGCGACCGACCAGCCTCGCGTAGTGGCCGACTGGCAACTGGATCGCCACACCGGTCGGGAGGTCGCGCCTCTCGTTTGGTTGTAGCGTGTGCGTGCCTAGCACTGCGAGGTCCATACCGGCGTCGCCTTCGTAGGCGAACGTCGGCTCAACTGCGTCCGCTGCCGCGGTGAACTTCAACTCTGTCATCTCTCTCTCCTCTCTCAACTCAACCGGCCACAGAATCCTGCGCGCCGGATAGATAGCGCAACACCGAGGCGTTCACCTGTTCAGGTGTCAGCGCGTCGGTGCGCAGCGTGTGGCCCGCACCGGCGAGGTCAGTCACCCACGTGCCTGCTTCTTGCACGCCGCCGGCCATGCCAAACTGCACCAGCGCCGCCTCGTACCGGTCCGCTGCGAACCCGTCATCAATGCGGTTGCGCGCGTACATGCGCACGAGGCTCGTCGGTTGATCTGTCAGCAGCACGAGCACAAGCGTGTCGGCCGGTAGCAGATCCACCTGCGACTGCTTGCGCGGGATTCCTTCAAGCACCAAAGGCGCGCCCGTGTGAGCGGCGACGCGTTTGCCCCACTCATCACGGAACGAGTCCTCGGCCGCCATCGCGCCGGTCGTCCGGCTCGCGTCGTCTACCGAGCGCGCTACGTCGCCGGCACTCAACACGTTCACACCGAACGCCTCGGCAAGAGCCGCGGCGAGCGTGCTCTTACCGGCGGCCGGCGTGCCTGTGATCGCTACGAACTGGTGACCCCTAAAAGGCGCGGTCACTTCTTCCACGCCCATGAACGGCCGCGCGTGTCGCCGCTAAGGTGTGCAACTTGGAAACCGTCGCCGCCGGTACCAACGCCGAGCACCGGCACGGCGTAGTCGCGCTCAACTCGGCCGACGAACTCGCGCACCGCGCTGCTCGCCAACACTGTCGCCGCGTTCGTTTCGCCGCGAATACTCGGATCAAGATAGTCGCCGAACGTGAGCCAGATGCCGGTAGGTCGGTTTAGCAGGATCGCGCGAGCGAACTGCTCCTCACTCCACTCAGCGACGCGGCGCACCTTGTTGGTGACCGTCGTGCGTTCTGGTGTCAGCACCGGCAGAGCCTCCCAACCGATCTCGTTGCCCATTGGCCCGCTAGGGCCGGCCACGCGAATCGGGTAAGTGCGAGCCACGAGGTGCACGTCCGTGATCAACGACGGAGCGATGCCGGCCTCTGCCGCCATGCCGCTCGCGTTCGTGTCGCTGCTGGTAACGTGCGGGTAGGCGCCATGGTGCAACGACAAACCGCTGCCCTGCGTGCCTTCTAGCATGACCGTGGCACCGGAATCAATGAGCGCCGCAATGAGCGGCACCGTGTCCGTCACCACGACGAGCGGCGAGGTCCAAGTGTAGTCTTTCGCCAACAGCACGCTGCCGTCGCGCTTGATCTTCGCGATACGCGCCGCGCCGACTCCTTCGCCGGTGCTGCCGATCTTCGCGACGATCTCCTTCTCTGCCTCTTCGTCCTCGTGCCGGATCAGCACCGCGTGCCGGTCCACGTAGATAGGCCGCACGCGGCCGATCTCTGCGAGTTCCTTTTCTAGCAGTTCGGCGTTGAGCACGGCGCCGGCGCCAATGAACAGGTCGCCACCACTGACCCACGCGCACGGCACGCTGCGCATCTTCCACAGTTTGCCGCCGTGAACGAACGAATGGCCGGCGTTAGGACCGCCGACGCGAACCGCGCCGCCTACCGTACCGGCGAGGCCTGCCGCGATGACGCCCTTGCCCTCGCTGCCCCACTGCGCTCCTACTAATGCGAGTACTCCCATGATCTCCTCCTCTACGCGCTTCGCGCGACTGTCTTGCCGTCTTTGCGGCAGTAGGCAAAACCCCACCCGCTCGCGACGGATTCCTCGGCCAGTTCAACCTCGGCGCCGCACTTGCCACAGTGCCACACCGGTGCGACCTTGCCACCAACGGCGAGCCGATACCGGCTCACCCTCTTACCGTTCGCCACTTCAACCAACTCCTCGCTGATCGCGTGGCCGTCCTGCTTCAGTTCGTAGACACGAGCGGCCAACCGGCCGATGCCGTACAACTTCAGCGCCTCCAACGAGGTGATGCCCTCGTCGCCGGCACGAAGGTGCGCGAGTAGTGCCTCGGCCTGCGTAGGCTGCCGGTGCTCGTTCGCTACCGTCATCGTCGGCCAGCCTGTGCGCTAGCCCACGACATGCTCGGCCTGTTCTTGCAGAACCCTGCCTCGTCCTTTGGCGCGCTGCATGACCAGAACCCGTCAAACGCCTTGCCGGTCGTCTTGCTCACGCCGCCCTCGCGGTACGCCCAAGGGCGCCGGTGCGTAGGGCATGAACCGAGTGCGTCCGTCTTGGCCTGCGCCGCCAACTGTGCCGCGACCTCGTAGGCCGCCGGCACCGTGGCCGTCGTGCCTTCGTCGTCCAACCACACCTTAGTGAGAGCCTCGTCCTCGTGAAGCGCCGGCGCTGACCGCTCAGGCTCGCCGGTTGGTGCCGAGGTGCGCGCCTCTGCGTTGGCCACCTCTTCACGAGTCGCGACGCCTCGCTTGACCTCAAACCCTAGCGCCGCGATAGCGCGGCCCCATGCGCTCGTTTCGCACACCATCAACTCGCTGCCCCGCATGCCCATATTCGGGTGCGGGATCGTTTCGGCGGCGTGGCCCACGGCCGGCGTCTTGTCCTCGCGGTCGCGGTAGGCGTACGCCTTGACCACCACGCGCTTGTCCGAGAACTCAACCAGTTCGCTTTGCAGCGAGCCGTCGGGGTGCTTCTCCTTGAACGCCGCGATGCGAGTCGCCACGTCCACGTAGTCGTCTAGTCGCCCCTTCATTCTGTTGCCCCTCCTACACTAAGCACGGCCCTGCCGACCGCGCAGCCTTCAAACGCGCCCTCAACCGGCCGCGCCCAGTCGCACGTGCGACACATCTGCGTGTTGAATCCGACGGCCTCGCCACGCACCGCGCGCAGCGTCGTCGTCACGTACTCCTCGGCCAGCACCTCGTGCGCCGGCCCAGTCTTGCCGTGAATGAACGACCAGCGCGGCGTGTTCTTGCTCCGAACCCAGACGAGGTAGCCCACGCGCGGGTACTCCGTCGCCGGCATCGCCAACGCCTTACGCACCAGCATCGTGTAGTAGGCCATCTCTGCACTGAACAGGTCGCTCTCGCTCTTTGCACGAGCGGCCGCCTTCACGTCAATCACGAACAGCGAGCCGTCGGTGTCGTACGTGATGACGTCCGGCGTGCCGATTAGTTCGCCGTGCACCGGATCAACGTAGCGCAGACTCTCGCCATGCAGCCCCTGAAACGACGCACCGACGAGCGGCACGGCACCGGTGTCAAGCAACCGGCCAAGTTCAAACGTTGAGAGGGCGAGTTCGTTATGGAACGCACCCCAGTCAATCGTGTCGCTGCATTCGCGCTCTGCCGCGGCCTCAAATCCGAGAGTCGTCGCTCGTTCAACGAGTGCAGCGCGCTCGCTGGTGCCTTGTTCTGGCAACCAGCCCTCGCGGTACCACGTCATCAACGCGAGCGCCGCGGTATCAACGGCAACGCCAAAGATGACGCGCTCCGGCATCGCGTACTGAATGCGCGCACCGTTCGCGTCGCGCACCGTTTCGGAGTAGAACGCTTTGCGCTGGCAGTACGACGCTGCGAGCACGGTGCTCTTACTCAGGCCGGTGCGCTTTGGATCAATCGCCTTGCTCGGTAGCACCGACAGCAGACGCTCGTTCATCGCGCGCCGCCGGCCAGTAGCAACAGCACCAGCGTCAGGTAGAGCACCGGAATCGTGAACACCGCGATGACCGCGGTGCGTGCTGCCTCTCGCACCTTAGCGCGGTGCTCCGCTCGCGCCTGCTGCGCCTCAAACTCAGAGCGCGGCATCGCGCCGCCGTATCGGTGCAGCGGCTTAGGCCGGTACACCGGCACCCGCTCAACTCGTAGCCTGTCCATATGGACCTCCCCGCCGAGTAGCCCGCCGGCGCCCCACTTGGACCCTGCCACGACCGTCCTCGGTACGCTTAGGAAACCATACCGGACGGCCGGCGCGCAACCCCATTGACGACCTCGCCACGCCTGTGGTAAAATAATCTCAGAGGGGAGGCACCAGCCACCCCCAAGGCCGGCACCGCCGGCAGGAGGCAAAAGATGACCGGAAACAACACGCACGCAACGATCAAGGTGTCGGCGTCGTTGGCCGAGGTGATGGACAACTACGCCGGCATTGGCGTAGAAGAGGCCGACATCGCGGCCGTATGGACCGACCTCAGCACTCAACTGGACGAGCAGAACGCGATCGTCGCCGGTGCGACGCTCGTCGTTGATGCAGCGGCGGCTCGTGAACTCGTTTCATGGTCCGACAGTGAGGCCGATTACGCTGCCGGCGAAATGCGCTACGACTACGACGTGCGCGACGCCGGTGCGCGGTTGGCGATGATGCGAGGGCTGAAGGGCCGAGCGCTCAAGGCGCTCGCCAAGATCGCAGAGGCCGGCAAGTGACCGGCGCACAGATCGCTGCAGCCGAGTACGAGATCTCGTCATTGGTGGACGAGATCAAGAGCCTGCGCGCGCAGAAGTCGCACAACCGGCGCTGGATCAACCAAGCGAAGCAGGTGATCGCGAACTCGGTCGCGTTCAAGTTCAATCCGGCAGAAGTGGCCGAATACGTCGCGCACCAGCACGAGAGCATCGCGCGCTACGAGGCGACGATCGCGAAGGTTGAAGCGAGCATCGCGCGCTGGACCGAGCGCGTGGCACAGTTGAAGGCGCAGATCGCAGAGGCCGGCAAGTGACCGGCCCAACAGTGAAGGAGGAGGCTATCATGCCAAGCACAAGCACACCAACGACCAAGACGTTCAAGGCCGTAGCGCGATCGCTAGGCCGCGAGATCGCACAGGCACGCTATTGCGACGAGTCCTTTCAGGGGATCGTTGGCGGAGTACTCGGCGCCGTCATGGACGGGTTTAGTTCGGTAGCGCCTCGTTTTGACGAGGGCCTATTCCGGCGCGAGTTCTTTGATGCAGTCCTCGCTGAACAGGCGTCTTGGACCGATTGCCTCAACGACGACTGCGAACGAGTCTGTGCCGGTAAGTACGTCAATCCGGCCGGCCTCTGTGCGTGCGTGCAGTGCACGCATTGGAGGGAGCCGGCCGACATCTAGCCCGCGCTGGATACAGCAAAAGCGCCCCGTTGCGGGAGGCTCGCAACGGGGCGCGGTGTTGCCGGCGAACCGGCAACGTAGTCAATCGGTAGCGACGGCCAAGCGATAGACGAGGTCAAGACACGAAGCGCAGATAGACGAACCGGACACGACGATGCCGCCTTCTAGGACGGCCTCAATGTTCTCGTCAAAGCGCCAGACTCGCGCCACCTGCTCGCAGAGCGAGCACTCGCCGGTCGGTTTTCTCTCTACGGACGGCACGGCAACACGCGCAGGTGATCCCAGCCGTTGCCGTCAATGACCAAGGACAGCGCGCCACTCGGCGACGCGCCCACACCGGTCAGGTCCGTGTACCATGCAGAAGGGCCGCACAAGGCCGGCGCCTGCAAGTGAATGCGAGGGCCGTGCTCCGTTACACTCAAATGATGGTAGTGACCAGTGAGCAGAACGGTAGCGTCAGACACTGGCCGCATGCCGAGGGCCTGCCCCTGCCACCACGTCTGCACCTTGTTCGCTGCACCAGCGCCCCGCTTAGCGAGGTGTCCGTGCGTGATGCCGACGATGGTGCCGTGAACGTTTAGAGTCAGCGCCAACTCGTCGCGCGGAATGACGAACGACACGCGCGGCGCGACCTCGCTGGCCCCGATGATCTCGGCCAACTGCTCAACAACTTCCACGTCGCCGTTGTCGCTCGCGTCCGTGATCGCCTTACCGCCTCGGCGCACCTCGCCGTGGTTGCCTCCGACGGCCGCCACTCGGACGCGCGGCGCGACGGTGAGCGCCGCCTCTACCAGTTTCAACAGTAAGCGCCGGACGAGGGTGCGCTGTTCGCGTTCGTTTAGTTCAATGAGGAACGGCTGCGCCGGATACCAGCCCTCACACCCCTCAACGAGGTCGCCCAGTCCGACGAGGAGAATGTCATCAAGAGGCACGCCGGCCTTGGTGAGTTCGCGCCACCGAGCCGGCATCTCGTCGCAGAGGGAGAGGATACGGCGAACGGCGTCGTCGGTACCGCGTTGGCCGATCTGCCAATCGGCGAGGACGACGACCAGCGTGGCCGTGCCGGTGCCGGCCGGTTTAGTTACGACCTTGAAGCGTTTGCCCTTGATCTCGTTGGCGAGAGCCGCGACGTCGGCCGCGTCGTTTGTGCCGCGCGCGTGCACGTTGGCCTTGTAGTAGTAGAACCGCTGCACCTTGCCCTCGCCGATAGCGGCATCCCACGTTCGCATCTGCACGCGGTCGTCTTCAATCGCGTAGAGTGCCGGATCAAGGCCCCACTCTAACAGCAGGTCGTTCCAAATCGGTGCCGGCGTCGCGCTGCGGATAACAAGCGAACCGCGGCCCGTTGCCGAGTCCAACTCAAGAGCCGGCGCCCAGCCGTCGGGGTGTTCGCGCTTTGTGCCGCGTGCCTGCTCCAACTGTGCAGCGCGAGCCATCTCCTCGGAGAAGCGGCTCATAGCGCGGCCCTGTCGCAGGCGCAGTCGCCGCGCCGGTGCCGTTGAATGATCCAGCGCCGGCACGTGACGCCGTACGCCGCGAGGATCGCCTTTTCAATGGCGACCGCCGGCACTAGTTCGTTCTCCAGCGCGGCGGCCAGTTCAGCGCGCTCGCCGGTTGGTGCCTGTTGCAGTGCTAGCCGAACCGAGCAGAGCGTTCCACGCGTCGCCGGTTTTTGTTCTTTGAGTGCGTCCGCGAACTTCCCCACTCTAGCCTCCTCTGCCGCGTGTTAGCGGCTGCGTCCGTAGCGTGAGTTATCCTCGTCCAACCAACGCTGCAGAACCATGAGCGCCGCCGACACTGCTGAAGCGACGAGCGCCTTCGCGCCGTCGCCGGTGAGATCAAACACCGAGATGCCCATACCAAGGAACACCGCGATGCTCGTGCTCAGTGCTGCCGTTAGCGCGTCCAATAGCGCGGCCGTGATCTGCTGTTTCATCGTTTCGTTCCCTTTCGCTGCGTTTAGCCGATTGACCACGCCGAGCGCGACGGTCAGCGCGTTAGGCGCTTCAACGTCTGCGATTACTTTAGCACGTGACGGCGTAGGTGTTCGTGGATTCTCCACGACAGGCGCCACGACAGGCGCCGGTGAAGGCGCCGGTGCAACGGTTTCAGTCGTTACCACCGTGCGGGCCGCGGCCTTCAAGATGCGCACGCTCTTGTGCGGCGCCTTAGGGTTCGCACTCGCTGCGATCTGCTTCAACTCTGCGAGTGTGACGTCTACGGCGTAGGCCTCGGCGCCCTTGCCGCTCATTGTAGGGTCGGCCCACTGCGCTCCCTTAGGACCGGCGGCCGCTGCCGTGCTGTGTCCATACGTGCGGCCCTTCGTGCGCTTTTGGTGTTTGACGTGCCACGACGACATGCGTACACCGGCGGGGTAGCCGCGGGCCTGCTCAACTGAAACGAGGAGCGCGCTGGTTTCGTCCTTGAGGGCGCGCTCAACGTCGGCCCAGTCCTTAGCATAACGCACAGTTAGGCCGGCGAGTTTCGCGGCCTTGCTGCTCTGCGCGTGTGTTGTAGGATCGCCGCGGCCGTCGCGGTCCTTGCGACCGGCGCGCGCCGCAAGCGCGTTGCCGTCCTTGCTGGTGAGGCTCGTGCCGAGCAGCCAGTTGGCGCACGCTGCTACCGATGACGGAGCACAGTCGTCCATCCAGTTGTCCAGCACGGTGCCGGCCTTGCCCTGTTCTACGCTGTCCGTCTGCGTTACGATCTTGAACTTCTTCATCTGTTGCTCCTACTTCTGGCCGTTTAGCCACGCGAGCACGCCACCGAGTCCGCTCACACCGAGCAGAGCGATGACGAACTTGGCGAGCCGGTACGCACCCCGCGCCTCGGCGAGTTCCACCTTGATGTCGGAGAGGTCGCGCTCAATGCGGTCCAGCCGCTCAATGATCTGCGAGTCTGTCTGTGCGCGCGTCATTCTTTAGCCTCCAGCGCCGCGAGGCGCGCTTCAAGGTCATCAACACGGTGCCACAGCGCGGCGATCAACGCCGTTGCGTCTAGCGATTCTGGTCGTCCTTCTTCATCGTAGCCCACGGCATGCGTGAGTCCGGCATCGTGCACTTCTTCAGCGATGAAACCGAGCCGCGTAGCGCCGGCCTCGTCTGCGATCGTGCTCTCGTAGTGGCGCGGTTTTACGCGACGCGCCGACTCTAGCACGTTGTCGTCGGCGTTCGTCACGTTCGTCTTGTAGCGGATAGAGGACGAGTTACGGCGCAACGTGTACGACGAGCCGGACGACAAGACCCAGATCGCAGCGTTCGCCGTTGCCGTTGTCGTGCTAATGCTGTCGTTCAGGATTGAGCCAGTCGTGTTGATGCTGCCAGCCGTATCAATGCCACCAGTGAAGGCAGTCTTGCTGCCGTCGTCGTAGATGTACCGGCTGCCAGTCGTGCCGTTCATAGGGTAGATGCGCGCGGCCAGCACGTAGGCGTAAGTCGTGGTAGTGCTGCCGCTCAAAAAGGCGAAGTTATTGAGCGCGCCCATGCGAATGCCGCCGTAGTACGTGCCGTCGCCGATTCTGAACAGGACGCGCGGCGTAGTTCCAGCGCCCGCGCCATGGCGAACGATTACGTCGCCGCCGTCGGCGCTAAGCGACAAGTCGCCAGTCGTTGCTACCGTGCTGGTACGGACGACGGCAGCAGAAACGTCGCCGGTTGCGGTGATGTCGTTGTCGGCTTCAACGCTGTCAGCGGCCAAGTTGATGATGCCGGTAGGACCCGCATCTAGTTGAATGTAGCCGTAGGTCGGATCTCCGAACTGCGCGTTGCCGTTGCCGATGCGCACGGCGCCGATAGTAGAACCGAGCGCGGTGCCGCGCCCGCTCTCAATCGTGACGCTGCCTTGATCTTGCTGGATAAAACCAGCACCGTACTCGTTCACGTCGGTGTGCTCGGCAAGGTACACGATCGGCTCGCCTACGGCGATCGCGAAGTCGGTAATGTCAAGAGTGCGCGCGATGATGCCGGTGCCGGCGGCCGTTACCCTGAAGCGCGCGGTCATCTGCAAGAACGCAGCGCCAACCGGCGCACAGTTGTAAAGGCTCGCCGCTTGAAAGGCGTCGTCGCCGGCTGATAGCGTGACGGCGTTGCTGCTGTAGAACTCTTGGAAGTTGAACGTCTGCGTGGCCGGCGCAGTGCCGACCACGGTGCTCTGGTCAGGGGCGAGCCATGAGAAGTACAAATCGGCGAGCGCGGCAGTGCCGCCGCTCAACGTGCCGATGGCCGTCATCTGCGGAATGAACGCAAAACCACGGTCGCCGGTGCCGGTGATCGGCTCAATGCGCGAGAGTGTCGCGGTGCCGGACGTCACGGCCGTGCCGATAGTGATGCGCAGCGCGTTGCCGCTGGACGAGGTGCCGTTTGCGATAACCTGCGCAGTGATACCGGTGCCGCCGCTGTTATCCCACGAAAAGAAGGGCAGCGGGTTGTCGTCCGAGATCAACGCGGTCGCGTCTGCCGGCGGCATAGCGATGTCGCCGTTGCTCACCCCTGCGACGATCAACCGATAGACAGAAGGACCGAGGACGAACGCACTGCCGCCGCTAGTAGACGGCGACACGAGCGGATTACCAAGGTCGTCCACGATGCCGGCCAACGTCGCTCCGGCGTAGTTGCTTAGCGTCTTATCTGCCACCCTTAGCCTCCTATCGTCATCTGCGACAACTTGCCGAGCGGCCGCGTTTGGCACGTGATCGTCCAGCGACGGATCAAACTGCCGGACTCAAACGACTGCTCAACGCTCTCAATGCGGTACAAACCAGAAAGGCCGAGGTGCGTGGCCGTGATGTCCACGAACTGACCAACCTCCCAGCGGTCCACGCGGGTGTAAGACGCTGTGCCGCTCTGCGCGGTGCCGGCTCCGTAGCCGTACGTCTGGCCGGACGCGGTGCCCGCACCGGCCACCTCAAAAGTGACGGACTGGCGCGGTTTGTAGCGCTCGGAGTAGTACGCCTTGGCCGCGGCAGTGAGTTTCGCCGTCTTGCTCTTGCCGTTCACCGTGCCAGCATCAACGACGGCCGAGAGCACAGTCGCGTCGGTGCGCGCTGCATAGCCCACGCCGGTGTAGGTGCGAACGTACGGGTCGGCGTCGGTGTCTGCGTCGGCCTTGCTGTCGGCAGTCAGCAGCACCGCGTTCTTCACTGTCTGCTCGTGGTCGTACTGCACGGACAGGTTGCGCACGTTGAGCGTGCTCGCCGTGGCGGTGCCGCCGGTCGGGTTGTCGGTTGTCGCGGTGATGATCTTGAAGGGCGCGTCTGCGTACGCCGCCGACGCCGGCGCCTTGCTGTAAACGAGGCGCTTCGTGCGCACGTCAATGTAGTAGCGGCGCGTGATTCCGTCCGTGGCCTCGGCCAACTCCTTCACGGTTTCAATCGCAGAGCGCAGCGTGCCGATTGGAATAGTGACCTCTTCTGCGATGGTGCACGTGCTGGTGACGGACGCAGACGAAGACGGATCAAAGAGTTCGCTGATCTTAGCGCCGAGGCGCGGGTTCACGTACACGCTCAGGATCTGGCCGATGATGTACTTGTCGGTTTTGTTTTTCGGGAACTTGATGGTGCTCGTGGTCGCGCCCTTGATGCCGCCTAGCGTGCCTTTGCCCTTGTAGACGACGATCTTATCCAGCAGGCTCACGCTGCTGTTGCAGGTCACGCGCGCGGTCGTGCCTTGGCCGCCGCCGTTCACAGTCGCGTCCACGCTCGCGAGGTAGCCGGCGAATAGCGTCGTATCCGACGCGAGCGACGAGTCTGCGAACTTCACGATCGCGTTGTCGGGGATAGAAACGAACCACGGCGTGCCGGCTGGCGTGACCTCTTGCGACACCTCAAACGAGAGCGTGCTGCCGCCACCGTCGCCGTCCTTGGACATTGAAACAGAATCAGGCACGACGTAGGGCGTTGTGGCGCTGCCGCCGACGTACGCGCCTAAAAAGTCCACGCCGTTCACCGTGAGAGAGAACGGGCCGGCAGCCATTAGCGCCCAGCCGCGCGCGCTGGTGTGAAGGCCCGCGCCTGCGCTCCAAGGCGCTTGTCCACCGAGGTCGCGATGTTCTTACCGTCTAGGGTGACGCTCACATTCGTGACCGGTGCGCCGCTAGGCCCGCCAGAATACGAACCCGCTGCCGCGCCAGCGACGACTGGAGCAGTGCGGCCGAACATGGCGCCGAGCGCCTGCGTCTGCGCCGGTGTCGCCGGTGCCGTTTTCTTCTTGTCGCCACCGGTGATGAAATCGGCGATGCCGCCGGCGATGCCGCCGATGCCCTCTGCGATCTTGAACAGAGGCGAATCGGTGACCATCTTGATGAACTTGCCGAACAGACCGCCGACGAACTCAAGAATGCCGCCGAGGATAGAAAACGCGCCGCCCAGCACGGTGCCGACTACGTGCGCGATAGGGGTGACGACCGCCATGACCGTTTCAAGAATGCCGACCAAGAAACCGAACGCGGTGCCGAGGGCGCCGAAGATCACGCCGGCGACTTGGCCGAGCACCTTGAAAACACCATCAACCACTTTGCGGAAGTCCTCGCTCGCGAGGTACGCGGCAGCGAGTCCGGCGATCAAGGCGGCGATGGCCAAAACGACGAGGCCGATAGGGTTGGCCGTTAGCAAAAAGTTGAGCACGGCCTGCGCCGCTGCAGCGGCGAGCGTCGCGACGCGCACCACTGCCATCACGACGCCGAAGATCTTGAACGCAGCAACCAAACCGAGCACAGCGCCAACAAGGAACGCGACCGCCCCGCGGTTGTCGCTCAAGAACTTGAAGAACCCGCCGATAGCCGGCAGCACGGTGTTCTGCACAAAAGCGCCAAGCGCCTTGAACGCAGGCACGAGGTCACGCTGAACGAACGCGGCGACCTGTTTGATCGTCGGCGCTAGTTTGGCGGCCAACTCCTTCGCGAGGTCGCGCACTTTCTTGCCGAGTTCAATGAACCGCGGCACTAGCGCCTTGATCGCCGGCACGAGGTACTTGTTGGCCCACCTGACGACCGTGAGAGCGATAGGCACGAACTTCTGGCCCATCTCGGTCGTAAGATTCTCAAACTGCGCCGTGAGTTTCTTCAACTGGTTCGGCAGCGAGTTCTCCAGCGTTTTAGCGAAGTCGCCGAGCGCGCCGGTTTTGGTCGCTGAAGCGATGATCTCGGCCTGCGCAGCGAGCACCTTCTGCTGCGGGGTGAGCGCTTGCTTCGTCGTCTTGATGAGGCCCATGCGGAAGGCGCGGTCGCGCAGGGTCGCCTCGTTCAGCAGCACGCCGTACTTGCGGATAGGCTCGGACTCGCCGCGGAGCGCCGCACCGATCGCAATGATGGCGTCCTCGTTTGATGCATTGTAGAACGAACCAAAGTCAGCCGCGAGGCTCGTCAGGTCGGTAGAGAAACTAGCGAGATCAGAGCCGGACAGGTTTGCGGACTTGCCGAAAATGGCAAAGGTCGCGGCGGCGTCTAGCGCCTCAGTTGAGGACATGCCGATGCTGTCGGCCGCGGTAGCGGCGAATGCAATGACCTCGTCGGACGCCTCGCCGAGCACCGTCTTCGTTTTGTTCAGCGACTCGTTGAAGTCCGACGCCTTCTTCACGGCGACGAGCATGCCGGCGCCGAGAGCGGCCACGGCTACCGCTGCCACGGATACCGCTTGGCGCGCGACCCTAGCGGCACCGTTCAACTTGCCGAGGCTGCGATTGACGGAGTTGATGGCACGGCTGGCCGCGTCCTTCGCGGCGATGATAAACTGGACTGCTGCGCTTCCTGCCATTAGACCCCCTTGCCTATCTCTTCTTGCCTTTGTAGCGTGCCTCTAGTCCGGCGACCTTACCGGCGAAGGCCTTGTCGTTGATCAACTTCGTGATCGTGACGGCGAACGCGTCCAACATGATGCCGCTGTGCGCATTAGCCGCTCGCACGACGAAGTTGTTCGGCGCGGTGCCGGTGTGTTGCACCGCCCTAGTGTTCACGCCACCGAACGCCAACACCTTGAACCGTTTGCCCGCTGGAATCCGGTGCGGCCTAGTACCGTGCACAACGAAGGGCGCATACCACGCGTCCTTTTTGCCCTGCTTAGGCCCGACGATAGCGCGCGGCCTGTTCCATCGCGACTTTCGCCCAACGATCAACTTGCTCATGGTCGGCGTTTTACCGTCGCCTACCGGCGCCGCCGCCGCCACGTACTTCTGCACGCTGCGCGCGGCATTGACGACGGCGAACTGTTCAAACTTTACCAGCGTGCGCTTGGAGAAGGCGTGACTCAGTGCGCCATAGAGCCGGTCAATCTGATCCTCGGCCGAGTGATCAAACTGGAACGGCGCGCTGCTGGATAGCGGCATTAGGTCGCCCCTTTCTGCTTCTGCGACAGTTCGGCATAGAGCGACCACCAACGCATGACCTCGGCAGCCGAACACTCGCCAATGCGGTCAGGCGTCACACCGAACTCGCTAGCGAGTAGGTACGCCATAAGTTCGTAGGGCGGCCTCGTCTGCTTACCGCGCGCTAGCCGGCGCGCGGCCAAGATCACGCTGGTGTCGTTTTTCCCAGTTCCTCGCCCCACAACTCAATAGCCTTTTCCACCATCTTGAACGGGTCGGCATCTAGCAGCGACGCGGCTCGCGCCCCTGCGGTGTCGGGTAGGTTGTGCTCTACGACGACGCTATCAAAAGCCGCCAACGTCCTAGCGAAATCGCCAGACTGCAACTCAATGAGCACGCGCGCCGGAAAATCCAGCCGTGCAACGACGTAGCGACCCGCGTACGGCTCTGGTAGTGCTACCTTGGCCGTACGCGGCGCCACGAGTTTGACCGTTCCTTCGTCCATGTGAACCTCCTTCTGCTGCCTATGGCAGCGCTGTGAGTCCGTTCTTTACCTGATAGGTAAAGACGCCGGCGCTGGTTTCGTCGTAGGCGAGGGTGAGTTCCACCGCGTACGTCGTCAGGCCTTCGTTGTCGCCGCCGATGACTTCCACCGATGACGGCACCGCGCAAACCAACAGGTCGGCGCTGTGCTGTGGTGAGGCGGCGTCTTGCCAGTGCAGCCGCCAGAACGTCTTAGTGCCGAGTTTGTCATACAACTGCGACACGGCCGCCGGATTGCTCGCCACCGTAAGCGAGAGCGTGCCACCGAATGCCGCACCGAACTGGTTGAAGTCGGAGAGCGTCACAGTGCCGGCCTGCGCGTTGATAGGCGCGATGCCGGTGTTCAGTTCAAGCGACCAATCAAACAAGTGCGTGAACGCCGTGCCGCCGGCCGTGCCAGCGGACAAGAAAGCCGTGCCATAGGACGCCGACCACAGGCGACCGGCGAGGCCGCGCGCGTCGGTAGGGAGCGATTCAGCAGTCGCCTGCGATGTCTTCTCTACACTCTTGGCGAATGCAGACATGGACAACGACGTGAGGCCGGACGCCTCTGCGTTGATGGTCAGCGTCGTCGGCAGAATCCCGCTCACATAATAGGACTGGTTGCCGTCTGCGACGATCGCAGCATACGACTGTGGTGCGTTTGTGGACGAGTCCATGCCGATCGCGCGGCTCCACGTGTACGGCGCGGCGGTGCCTGACGGCGTGCCGCCGGTCGTCTTTTCCATCATCGCGAACCAAATCGCGAGGTCGTCGGTTGTGACGGCCGGCGCGTCAATCGTGACTTCAGGATTCTCGGCCGTTTCAACTACACGCGACGCAACGACGGGCGTGCGCAGCCCCACGGTGCGATCCTCGCCGGTGTCGTAGGTCAGGCCGAGGTTGATCGCGCCGGACGGCGTTACGGTCATGCGACGGCCGCCGCTAGCGAAGTCGGTATCGCTACCGCCCGCGTACGTGGCCTCTTTCTTCATGACCAACTTGCTGAATAGAAGCGTACCATTCGCCACTTTTTGACTCCTTCTCTATGCCGTGAACGCGATCGCGTCCAACTTCACGCATTCAACGGTTGCGTCTACCGTGAGGAACTGAACACCCGCCACCTCGTCGGTGCCGAGTTCTGTGCTCGTTACGCTGCACTGATCAACAGAGCCGCCGAGTGTAACGGCGCCACCGTAGAGATCTCGCAACCACGCGCGCCACACGTGCAGCGCGGTGAACCGTCGCGGCAGGTCCGCGATTGTGTCCAAGTAAATGCGCACCGTGAACGTCACAGTCGCGCGCCTCGTTTGGCCTCCGTACTCCATTGAATCGCCGGCCGGCACCACGACCAGCGCCGGCGTTGCGCCGAGCGACTCTTGTGGTACCGCGTACACGGCGCGCATCGCTGCGTACCCGACCGGTGAGGCCACCGCGGTGCCGCGTGCGGCGAGTGCCTGCGCAATGGCGAGGTCATTCATACGCCCACGCCCAAGTGCGTGCGGTAGCCCTCCAACAGCATGACGGCCTCAGGGTGCATGCGCGCGCTCATGCGCATCACGGTACCCTGATCCGTTGAGCCGATGACACCGAACGGAGCGCGTCGCCCCTCAAAAAGCATGGCACTCTGCGCGATGGTCGCCAACTTCACGGCACTAGGCACTGCAGCCCACCCGAAATGACCGACGACGCGCACGCCCTTCGCTAGTCCAGCAGGGAACGCGTACGAACCGCTAGGCGTCGCGGCGATCTGCGTGTACGGTTTGGCTGCCGAGCCGTTCGTGAGCGTGTTCGTAGCCGGCAAAAGGTTGAAGTCGGCATTCGTCCAACTAGTTTCATAGGTGCCGCTGCCGTCGCCGTCTGTGGTGAGGGCGTGCACCGAGATGATCGGGATCGCGTGCGTGTCCACTTGCACGTAGTCGCTCGCAGTGAAGAAGGCCGTGCCGTCTGCGATCTGGTAGAAGAACTGGCCGGTGTAATCGTCAATCGCGCGGCTAGCGGCGGCGATTACCTCGGCGATTAGCGTGTCGTCTGTTGTGTCGGCGGTGCCGATAGCGAGCGCCGCCTTCACGTCGCTAGCGTCGCAGTACTGCACGCCGGTGTAGGTTGCTGGCATCGTTCACTCCTTCACTCGTGCCAGCGCTTCGTAGTCGCCGGCGTCTTGCCAACCGTGCACCAGCACGGTGTTCATTCTGCGCTTGTTCTCGTATTCGCGCAGCAGAGCCACCATCGCCACCTCTCTGCCAACCGGCAGAGCGTCAAGCGAGAGGCGCAGCGCCTGCGCGTCTTCAAACCGGTAAAGGCCCACGCACACCTCAAAGTGTGGCACGCCACGGAGCCAGTAGTCGCCCTGTTTGTAATCCCACACGCGCCACGGCGCCGGTGCGGTAGCGACCCAGTCGCCGGCGTCCGGCGGTAGCGTAGTCAGCAGCGTGTCGGCAAACACCACGAGGAGCGGCTCACTCAAATCAATAGCGCGCACGTAAGTGCGCAGGGCGCCCGCCGGTCCGTCGTGCTCGTTAGTGCCGACGAGAGTGCCACCGGTCCAGCCGGCGCGCAGCACGTCGGTGCAGTCTTCAACCGGCACAACGGCGTCCAGTCTGTGATCCTTGAACAGGCGCTCGTGCCAGCGAAGCACCTGCGTGCCGGCCGCTTCCACTAGCAACTTGTTCACGCCGCCGAGCCTTGTGGCGCGTCCGGCCGAGAGGACCACGGCCCTCGTCATGGCCGCGACTCGTGCGCCCATTCTGGTGTTAGCCGGTAGACCCACGTAGCGCCGTCCACCTTCAAGAACGAGGCGCCGGCGTCGGCGGCCGAACGCCATAAGTGCCAGTCGTAGCCGGCAGAGATAGGCCAGCCACCAAGGTCAAGAAGCAACTCGGTGCGCACTAGCGCGGTGTGGCTCACGATAGACGCGCGCCGTAGCATCTCAACGCTAAACGGCTCGGCGTAGAGAGTGAAGTTCGGGTCGCCCTCAACCACCGGCGCGGAATAGACAACGTCGTGCCGGTTGGCGTGTGCCAGCAGCGTCGCGACGTGTTCGGGCATTAGTAGATCGTCGTCGTCCAGCACCATCGTCCACTCGGTAGTGACGGCACTGGCCAGTGCGTTCTTCATCGCCGCGCCACCGCGACGAGCGTGATCAACTCCGACGAGGTGCGCCTGCACCGGCCGAGTCTGTGCGGCTACGGACGCGAGCGCCTGCGCTAGCATCTCGCTGCGCTCAGGCAGCGACGCCGTTACGACGGTCACGCCGCTCTTCACTTCTTGCCCTTCAACGCCGCACGGCGCTGCTCGCGGTTCAACTGTGGAGCGAGCCGGCTGGAGAGTTCGGCCAGTACAGGGCGCCAGTGCTTCTCATACACCGCGGCCGAGTCGTACCCTAAGGCGAACTCGCGCGCTTTAGCGCGCAGGTTTTTGTCGTCCTTCGCTTCGTACGCCGCTAGGAGCGCCTCAACGATCTCGCTCACCGCGGGGATCATCTGCCACGACGCCATGCCCTCGGACCAGTCCAGTTGGCCGCCCACCTGCCAGCCGGCGCCGACTAGTTCAGGCTGCGCGCTGAACTTGGACACGATCACAGGCAGGCCGCAACTCTGTGCCTCTACGCTAGGGATACCGAACCCCTCACCGCGCGACGGCTGCAAAAGCACGTCGCCCATGCGGTAGATCGCGGGCATCTCGCTCGTCGGGATTCCGGTGCGGTATTGGTATTGTGGCACGAACTTCACGCGATCCATAGGCGCGTGCACCGCGTGCAGCAGGCGCAGCAGGTTGAGGCCCGAACCGAGGCCGGCCTGCTCCGTGTGTAGGTAGAGCCACGCGTCGGTTTTCTGTTGCGCGAAGATGGACCACGCGGCGAGCAGTTCCGGCCACGACTTGCGCGGCGGGTTGCCCTTGTTGGCGTTGTTCACCACGGTAAGGTGCGCGTCCTCAGGGATGCCGATCTGCGCGCGGAAGTTCGGGCCTTCCGGTGTGAAGAGGTTGGTGTCAATCGCGTGCGGCACATAGAGGACGTCTTCAACGCCGGCGCGCGTCAGCCGGTCGCGGCCGAACTCGCTCATGGCGATAGCCCAGTGCCGCTCATTCGGTTGTTTGAAGAACGCGACAACTTCAGGCGGCGCGGGGTCGTGATCAACCGGCACCCAACACGCGAGCGGAATGCCTTGCCAGAGAGGACCCTTCAAGGTCCAGACGTCGTAGAGGACGACACCGAGGCCGTCGTCTTTGATCCAGTGTTTGATATGCAGCGGAGCGAGGTCGTTGCTCCAACCGTCGTACCCCTGCGGCAAGATAGGAATGCCGGCCCAGTCTACCGTAGCGCCGGCGAGTCCGTAGTTCGCGACGGCGGCCACTTCGTAGCCGTCGGCCTTGAACCTTGGCAGCACGTCGGCCGCTTGTGTACCGTATCCCGTGCCGACTAGCGGAGAATTGCTGAAGAATGCGATGCGCTTCACTGTTGTGCCTCCTCCTCTTTGTGGCGCCGCACGGGGTCGCGCCCGGGCGGCGCCCGGTTGGTGGGGTGGGCGCT